ATTTTTATCTTTATCAATTGGTATTTGTGAATTATAAAATCTACTATATTCAGTTTTTCCACCCATATCTAAAGAAGCTTTAGCAGAAGCTAGAGCAAAAGGAGAGAAGTCTGTAACATCTCCAGTGTATTTTTCATAATCTGATTCAAAGCCTAATAATTTAGCTTCTTCATAAATTTGATCAGGAGAATAAGATGATTCTTTTAATATTTTATTTCTTAATTTAAGTGCGCCTTCAGTATTAAATTCAGTATTAAAATCTCTATCACTTCCTTTTTTATAACCTCTATCTCTTTTAAATAATCTAGCATAAGCTATTTTTTCAGATTCAATTAAAGATATAGCATCAGTAAAAACTATATTAGTAAGAAAAGTACTAGCTGCATCTGTTACTTGTGTTTGACCTGATCGTACTAAAGCAACATCTTTATCAGATACAGGAGTAAGTTTAGTATTAGATAAAGTATCTAAAGTTGCAACGGTAGCTAATTTATTAAAACTATTAATAAAATTAGCAGATGATTCTATACTTGAAAAAAATTCACTATCTTGTCTCATGGTCTGTGGTAAAAGATCATTAATTGCTTGAATTGCTCCAGGGAATTTACTTCTTAAAGCACCAACAGGTAAAGATTTATTTTCAGGATTAGCAGTCCATGCTTTAATTAAATTTTTCTGAGATCCAAAAACTTGATTTAATTTAGTAGCACTTGCTATATCTTCCATTTGTTTATCTAAACCTTTATAAGCATCTAGTTCCATTGCACCTGGTTTATCTAATTCATTTGTAAGTTTTAACATATCTATTTGATTTTTTAATGAAGAAGCACCTGCTTTAGATTTAGCAGTAGCAGCAGCTAGTTCTTCTGCTTTTACTTTTTTTACACCTCCACCTAAAGAACTTGTAACTATACCAAAAGGAGATTGTGCTCTACCTGAAGTAATAGGAGTGATCCGTGATGCTTTGTCAATCATATCAGTGCCTGCATAAAAAAGAGCACGTTTATTAGGATCCTCTAATACTTTTCCTATATTAGTTTCTAACTTAGCAGATATACTACTGAATGCACTTCCTATTGAATTTATTAAACTTTTCTTTTCTTTCTTTTCTGGAACTTCAATTTCTTTTTCTTTAAAAGCTTCTGTTAAAACCATACTTTCTAATTCATCATTATTAGGTAAAGCTTCTTTTGCATCAGTCATTTTTTCAAATTCTGCTGCTAAAGCTTGATCATCATTAATGATATCTACTGAGATTTTATTTTCTTCATCACCTTTTTTAGGAAAACTGGAATCAAGTGCTGCCATTAAACCTCCTTAAATTGTACATCAAGTTTATTGTAATCTACCATTAGATAACCATCATCGTTAACAGATGATACATGAGGAACTTGATGAGCCATTACGCCTTGATATTTTTTATCATTGCCTTTATATTTAAATGTGTAAATATTAATTCCTGATGGAGATTTACCAACTAAATTAATATCTTCTTTTAATCTCATATCAGATAAAGCCATTCCTGTTGTTACAGCTCCAGCTATTTGACCAAAAGGACTTGCACCTTGTACTGGAACTCCAGTATATCCTGATCTTTCTTCTCCATAACTTCTTATAGGAGCACCTGATAAAGCACCAATCATTTGTTTAACTTGTCCAGCACCATATTCTCTTTCTTCTATAAAGTCACGATATCCTTCTGCAAGTCCAGCTTGTTCTATACCACGAGCTTGCGCTCCAAATCCAGCAAGTCCTGCTGAAGTTTGTCCTAAAGCATTTATTTGACTTTGTGCTGCGCCTAGTTGTGTTGCTCTATCTTGCATAAATCTATTAGCACCTGATTCAAAACCAGCTTGTCTTAATCTAGCTGATGTATCTCCTGCACTATCTATAAATCTTTCTGCTCCTAAAACATTTTCTATACCTTGTCTTGATCCACCAAAAGCTCCTGCACCAATCGCTGAAGCATTCATTGATTTTTGAGTTTGACCGTAAGCTTCTCTTAAATCTCCTAAAGCTCCTGAAATAACTTGATTCTCATATGGGTTAGCATAAGCTTGAGCTGTAGCAGTGTCATAAGTTTGAGCACCTATTGCAGCAAGTTGTCCTGATTGTGGAAGAATTTGGTTTTGATATATATTAGCAGCTTGTGTTTCATAAGGATCAAGTTGAGCTATACGTTGACCTTGAAAACCTTGATATGGTTTACTAAATTCAGTTTCAGCTGTTCTTAAAGTTCTCTCTTGAATTTCTTTAAAATATTCAGGGATGTCATAGCTAGTCGTTGACTGCGATGGTGCCTGTACTGTTGTAACACTTGGTTTGAAAATACTACCCATTGACTATATAAGTTCCTCCAATAACTTTAAATCCTAATTTAATAAAAGCCTTGTCTTTTCTTTCAACGTCTTTACCTTGAAAGATTTCGCATATCGCAGTTACTTTATTTGCTAGTGCGTATTCTTTGAAAACTATCATTATAGAACGAAAGATCCTAAAATTTCTATGTTTAGGATTCACGTGTAACCATAAAGTTCTCATGAACTTTTTGTCACTATACCATGTCTCATCAACTGTTGCAGCTAATGTTCCTATAATAATATTTTCATATTCCACTACTATAACAAAACTATTCTTAATGTAAAATACTATATTCTCTAAAGCTTTAGTATTATTAGTGTTTCCAAAGTTGAATGGAGCCTCTGTAAGCCACGTTTTTAGTAGTTCTCTTATACGAACAGCATCAGATATTCGAGCTGGTCTTATAGTATATTTATCTTTTTCCATCTTGTTTTATATTTACTCTTAATGTACCAAATCTCCAGTTATCTCCAACATTATTATTTTGTATCTTAACATTAGATTGTCTACCACGAATACGTGTATTAACGAACCTAGTTGTGTTGTTTACAGTCAAAGTTTCTCCTACTGTTGCAGTATCATTAGGATAATCTTTAACACTTAAAGTGATTACAGTGTTTCCAGTTTGATCTTGAAAGTCTGGTATAACTTTATTAATAAAACTAAATGTTTCACCATCAGCAATGTCTCCATCACCTGATTGAATATAAGCTGGTAAAGCAGATCCATCAGCATCTACTCCTGATTCTTGAGCATATATTAAACTTCTACCTTGAGTTAATCCATTAATAGTAGTTATAGTACTTGCGTTAGAAGTAGATAAATACTCTGTAGCTAAAGGATTAAAATTAACTCCGTTATCTTGATAAGTACTTCTATCCATAGTTCCAAAATACCAAGAGTTTTCTAAATAATTATAAATAACATAACGATCACATTGACTAGCGGTACTTGAACAGTAATACCATATTACTTCTGAAAACTCTGAATTTTGTGCAGCATAAACTTGAACATACTGAACTTTATTAATATCTTGAAATACATGATTTAATATAGGACAAGGTATCTCCTGAACTGATCCAGCATATCTAAAGAATTGTCCATCTGACATCCAGTAAGCTATATCATCTATAACTATTGCAGAGTTAAGACCAACAGCTCCACAATCATTACCTAATTGTCTAAAACCAAATATAAAAGGAGGACCTATAAAAGACATTGATTGTAATGTAGTATCTGTCCATATTAATATAGTTCCTTTAGCAGGTCTTGCACATCTTATTTCACTTCCACCAGCTATTTTTTGTGATCCTGCAGAGTTAGTTACATTAGGTGTCCATTGATTATAATTTTCTTGATCAGACCAACGTATAAACATCCTATCTTGACTTGAAGTATCTCCAATAGTTGTTTCTGTTCCTAAACATACTACATGTCTAGTTTCTGTAGATACTAAAGATAATGTAGAGCTAGTAGGAGCATTAGCAATAGATGTAGCTCTATTAGTAGACATTCCTGCTGAAGTATTCCATTCGTAAGTTGCTCCATCTTTTTGAGTTAATATTAAATCTTCTCCCCAATTATTAATAGACCATAACCGTGCATCAAGTACTACACTAGAAGTTGCTCTAGGTGTTCCCCAAGTAGAAGCACCCCAAGTAGAAGCACCCCAACCGTATCCAAAAGTTTGAATAGATGGACCTACATTTATTTGATAAGTAGTTGTGCAATTTGCAGTAGGACCTACCGCAGAAGTTGCTGTTGCACTACTTTCAACAGTATAAGTATTAATAGTTGGTACACTTAAAATTTCATATTCAGCATCTAGTGTGGCTGCAGGAATTCCACCAACGTCAGTACTTACACTACTTAGTGTGACAAAATCACCTAATATAGCTCCATGACTTGTATCCGTGATAGTTATAATATTGCTACTTGATGTTGTAGTAATAGCATTAACAAGAGCATTGTTTGCTCTTATAGGAGTAATGTCTTGATTATCTCCACCTTGATATACATACACTTTACGATCAGTTCCTAAAGCTTCATAACGAGATCCGTCTAAAGAATACCATTGTTCTAAAGCTCTTCCAACTCCTACATAATATTCTGGACTAAATTTAGTCCAGCCACCTATTTTTTGAGGAAGTCCTTTACGAAATCTTATTTTATCTCCATCAATCCACCTACCTTCTGCTCCTGTAGGAGTATTCTCAGTATCTAATCCAGGTTGAAAGTTTAATTGAGTTAATGGCATAGTTTTGTATTATACAGTAAAATTACAAAATATATACTATATTTTATAGCATATAATGCCTTATATAGTAATTATATAGATAATGAAAGAAACAAAATGATATGAAAACAGTAGTACTAGATAACTTATTTTCTAAAAAAGAATTATTTTATATGTATAAAGAAATAATAAAAACTCCAAATTGGAGAATAGATGGGCAGTCTACAGACCAAGATGGACATATAAGTGGGCCTGTTTTTGTGGTTAAACAAATTAATGAAAAACCTCAAAATTATCCTTTGTTTTTGTGGGGGCAAACTTTAGTTTTTAGAATTAATAAATTATTAGAAGAAAAAAATATAGGTATTCCAACTAAATTAAATAGAATGTGGTTTAATTCTACTTCTCATGGTAAAAAAACACAACATTGGCTTCATGCTGATGATGAAGATAATTTAAAATTAAAATCAATTTTGTTGTTTATGACTCCTATTTGGCAACCAGATTGGAGAGGATCATTTTATATTGATGGAGAAGAATTTAAATTTAAACCTGGCTCTGCTGTTATTTTTGATTCTAAAGAATACCATAAAGGGGAATCACCTGAATCAGAAACATATAATTGGCAAAGAATAACATGTAATATTTTAGTAGGATAAAATGGATCATTTAGAAGCAATTGTCGAGATAAAAAATGTAGTCTCCACAGAGTTTATAGATAAAATCATACCTTTAATAAATCATAAAGCTAAAAAAAATTTAAAAGTTATGGGAGGTTTGGATAAAAATATAAGAAATGTAAAAGGTCATCAGTTAACTTTTAATACACCTACAGATTTATTCTATTGGAACTATATAAAACAAGAAATAGAAAGACTTTATACTTATTATAAAATAAAATTTCCTAAGATGATGAGCTCTAAAATCAATCAAATAGATTTATTAAAATATTCACCAGGGGGAAAATATGAAATACACACAGATCATTTTACTACTTCTATTAGAGCTTTAAGTGTTATTATTAATTTAAATAATGATTATGAAGGGGGAGATTTAATTTTTACTGATCAAAAAGAAAAAGAAATTAAAAGATTAAAACTTGGAAAAGGTTCAATTGTATTTTTTCCAAGTAATTTTATGTACCCTCATGGTATTCAACCTATTACGAAAGGAACAAGATACAGTATAGTAGCATGGCTACAATAAAACTTATGAACAAAAAAACACTTAATATATTATCTATTGATTGTGATTGGATAACAAATTCTAAACAACAAGAAGAACTTTTAAGTTTTCTTATACCTATAATATATAATAATAAAGATATACATACTGCATACTCACACGAAAAAATATATCCTTTGTTTTCTCATGGTTATGATGAGTACAATTTAATTAATATTGATCATCATCATGATTTTCATTATAATCAAAATTTAAATATTTTAAACGAAGGAAATTGGTTGTTTCATTTATCTAATGTATTCAAAAACAAAATTAATTATACTTGGATATCTAACCCTCATTCTAGTTATCTTGAATTAATGGAATTTAAAAATTTAAAATCATTTGTTTTTGATCATAATATTAATTATATAAAACAAAAAAAGTTTGATAAAATATTTATATGTTGTAGCCCTGAATTTGCTGTTACACCTGAAGTTATTACAGCATACAAAATTATAGAAAGAATTGTTAATGAACGAAAAAACATAGAGCATGACTACAATAAAAACTAAAATAATAAAAAATTTTTTCGATAAAAAAGAATTACAGATTCTTCATAAATATTGCCATAACAAATTAGATTCAAATAAAGACTATCAATTAGATAGTCAATCATTTTCACCCGCATGGTACAATGATCCTTTAATGACAAGTTTTTTAGATACGAAATTACCTTTAGTAGAAAAAGAAAGTAATCTACAATTATTTCAAACTTATGCTTATTGGAGATATTATGTATTAGGTGCAACTTTAAAACAACATAGAGATAGACCAGCTTGTGAAATAAGTGTAACTGCTTGTATTAAAAAATATGATAACTGGCCTTTAGTTATAGAAGGTGAAACATTTGAATTAGAAGAAGGTGATGCACTTTTATATGCTGGTTGTGAACAAAAACATGGAAGACCTGGAGTATATAAAGGAGAGGGTATGGCTCAAGTATTCTTTCATTATGTAAATAAAAATGGTCAATATACTAATCATGCTTATGATAATTATATTAAAACAACAGGAAGAAAAATATGACAAAAATAATTGAAAAAATAGAAAAAATGACAAAAAATAAACTCGAATTAAAAATAATTGACAACTTTTTTTCACAAGATGAATTAAATATTTTAACAAATAATCTTACAAGAATACCTTATATCCCTTTAAAAGATCATTATGGTAAAGGAAATCATTTTGGAATGATCCATGACTTTAAAAAAAATACAACAAACCAATGGTTATTTGATAAAATTAAAAAAAATTTTTTTCCTAATATCAATCTTATAGATGTAGAATCAAGATTTACAGTTAGACATAATAAATCTAAAGTTTTAGCACACGTAGATGACAAGGATTATAATTTTATAGCTTACCTTAAAGGAAAAGAATTAGTTTATAATGGTACTGGTTTTTATCACAATAAAAACTTAAATACCTATGTTGGATTTGTCGTAAATAGAGCTATTTTTTTTGACGGTCTAAATAATCATCATACCGATCTTCAAGCTTTAGGAGAAAGTTCAATGAGATATACATTAAATGTATTTTATGATAAAAGGAGAAATAAAAATGAAAAATAAAAATGCAAAAATAGAAAATTTTATAGGTGTTTATGACAATTATATAACCCCTGAAGAATGCAAGGGTCTTATAAAAGTTTTCGAAGATTATTCTAAATTTAATGAAACATTAAATAGAAGACAATGTAATGTAGATTGGCATGTAGCAAAAGATGAACAATTTTTTTATCACCCTAAAAATGTAAATGTTCATTGGAGTTCATTTAAACAAACAGTTTTTAACTTTGATATTGCTTTTAAACATTATCTTGTTAACACTGGAGCTGATTATATGTTATCTGATAAGACCCCTACAGAATATTTTTTTACACAGTTAAAGATACAAAAAACTAAACCAACTGAAGGCTACCATGTTTGGCATCAAGAACAAGGAAGTACATATGAAACACTTCCAAGAGCTTTTGCTTGGACTGTATATTTAAATGATATTAATGAAGGAGGAGAAACAGAATTTCTACATTTTTCAAAAAGAGTAAAACCTAAAACAGGTAGAATAGTTATATGGCCTGCGGGTTTTCCATATTTTCATAGAGGAAATCCTCCTTTAAAAGGAGAGAAATATATTTTAACATCTTGGATGTTACTTAATAATATTATGGGTTAAAATTTTATGATGAATAAGATGTAGGTCTTGCACCTAATCTTGTAATTTTTTCAGATTCAGTTTCAGTAGAATTACCATCTTCATCTACTACATTGTCATTATCCCAATCAAATTGTAATTGAGTTAAATGCGCTGAATCCCATTTATTGCTAAATTGATTAATGTCTCCTAAGTTTGCATCTGCAAATGATGAATGAGGTGTTGTATCTCTATATTCTACTTCGTCAGAAGAATTTGAACTACCGTGTTGAATAGCCCAAATATTAGAGAATTTAGAATCAGACCAGAACGAATCATCATTAATAACATATCCAATACCTTCTGAAGCACCTTCATCATGGTTTTTAATAATGCATTTGTCTTCAAATACTACTGTCCAATTTGCGTTAGTTGCCATTTTTTCTCCTAAGTTTTTATAATATAAATTAAAGTTAAATAAGGTTGTAATACAGATGGGTTTGCTGTGTTTCCAGAAAAAGTAGCACTCATATTATGAGAGTGACCACCACCTGACCCTGAACTACTTGTGTTTTGATTAATAGTAGGTCCATTATTTGTTTGGGCTGATATTCTAGGGCTGCTACCAAAAGAAGCAGGTGGTTGCCCACTAATAGAGTGTGAGTGTGATGCAAGTTGAGGTGTTGATAAAGTAGCATTTGCTGTTGAACCACCTACGTTTCCTGAAGCAGTAACGGGTGCAGTATTTGCTCCACCCGTTGATGCTAAAGCTTTAGTTCCAGATTTTCCTACTGGTGTATTGTCTTGTAAATCAGGTGTATTAAAAGTAGTGGATCCATCTCCTGCACCGTAAGTAGTACTTATAATTGCAAATAATGCTGAATAAGTTGTTCTTGAAACTGCTACACCATCACATTCTAAAAATCCAGAGGGAACTGATGCTGAAGACCATGGAACAATAGTTGCTGTTGGAATACCTTCTATACCTGTAAGGTTTGCTCCATCAAAATCATATTTAGTTGCTTCGTAATTTGCCATATTATTTCTCCGTGTATGTCCATCCTGTTGTAGCGTCTCCAGAATATACTAATCCAAAAGCTGCACCTTGTGTATTAACTACAAGATCCGCTGCTCCATTAGCTATATTAGAAGAATTTCTACCAACAGTCAATGCGTTAGTGTTGAAATCATAACTTTGGTCTACAAAATGTACTTCATCACCTATAACAGGACTAGCTGGTAAAGTTATTGTAAAAGCTCCACCATTTGTATTTGCTAAAATTTTAGCTCCTGCTTGAATTGTTTCTGCTGCAGTAATAGCTCTCCATTTTTTAAATTCTAAATCTTTAATAATATTAGTTCCATTAGAATGACAAAAATAACTATTGCCTTCACATAATAAAAAACCTGCTGCACTTGTAACTTTAAAAGTTAAAGTATAACCAGCGTGATTAGTTGAATCAATTACATTAAATACTTTTTCTAAACTTGCGGGAAAATTTACAGTTCTATTTGCTGCTAAAGTTCCAGTAAATTCTAATGTCATATTTCTTGCATTAGAAATAGTTTTATTAGTCATTGCTAAAGTTACATCAGCACCTGCAACATCAATCGCTTGATAACCGGCAACAGACTGTTGAATTAAATTTAAGTTATTATTAGTATCAGAACCCCAAGTACCAGAAGCATCGCCAGTTGCAATTAGTTCTAATTTTAAATCTGAAGAATAAGTTGACATAATTTGTTATATTTTATAAATTTATATTTGTAAATAATACATATTTGTATTCATTTGTACACTAAATATTAGTCCAAGTTTCAGTATTATCATCAATAATTGGATCCCAAAATCTTAAATCTACCGGTGTAACAGTCATTTCTTGACCTGTTTGAAGAATAAAGTTATTAGTATCAAGTATAATATCATTTAAAGTTATAGTCATCTCTTGACCTGTTACTTTATGAAAACCTTCTGCTTTTATAGTTATTGAACTTACATTAGCATTAGCACTACTTCCAGTAATAGGAAGTATTTGATCTGTACTAAGTATAAAATCTCCTGTTGAGATATTTAAAATTTGACTATTAACAGCAACATTAACAGCAATAGCAGCAATCGTATTTCCTAAAGTAGTATTCAAAGTAAATTCAGGAACTACTACTGTTATAGCTCCACCTGCCGCTATTGTGTAAGTTCCTATACTTGTGTTAGTTTGTTGACCTGTAGTAGAAAGAAAGTTATTAGATGAAATAATAAAGTCACTTAAAGAAATAACTGCACCTTCACCTGTAACTGATATTGCAGCATTACCTATAATGTTTGCAACATTAGATACGAAAGCGGTTACTGATTGACCATCTTCAATAAATATATTTCCATCTCCAGTAACAACTTCTCCTAATGCTGTACCCCAAGCTCCACTACCCCATTCTTCTCTTCCCCAACCGTTACCAAAATTAAGTTCAAGTTCTAATTGTTGAAGTCCAGTAATAGTAACTTCTCTACCTTCTCCTGTAGATACACTGTTAATTGATGATGTAATTTGTTGACCAGTAGTAGTTTGATAAACAGAAACTACCGCAAGAACTCCAGTACTAACGTCACTATTTAAAGCTTGTCCTGAAATTATTGTTAAAGAAGGCGCAGCAGCAAATACATTACCAACAGATGTTGATGATGATATTCCTGTAATGACAGCTATTGCGTCAGGTGATGTACCCCATGCGCCTGTGTTCCATCCATCTCTACCCCAACCAACAGTAGCCATAAGGAGTTTCTCCTTATGCTATTCTGATTAAGCCAGCAGATGCGTTAGCAGTTGGAAACTGTAATTCAAAAGTTCCATTTGTAGAAGTTTTAACTCCTCCAAAATCTAAAACTGCAATCGCAGCATTAGCACTAGAATTATTGTACAGTAAAGCAGCCTGAGCAGATATAGTTGCATTTGGAAATGTAACATTGTCTGCATCAAAAATTGCAGTAGTTCCGTCTACAGAGATAGCTACATTAGTTAATGTGTTTCCACCAGCAGTGTAGTTACCACCAGATACTTCAGCACCTGTTATATAAACAGACGTTGTTGCATCTAAAGTTGCCGCATTAGTATATAGTGCACATTTAAGAGTTTGAGCAGCAAGGTTTCCACCAGGCGACATCAAGTCTTGTTTAAATACTGTGCAAATCGCTTGTGTTATTGCCATATTATTGTCCTCCAGTTAATGTGTTTGTACCAACAGGGCTACCTGGAAACTTAAAGTCTGTTCTTCTTCTTCTACGGGCTTCATTGTTAACAGTAGCAACTCTTGTATTATACAAATTTGTATATATAGTATAATCTTCTATGTTCTTTGTAAAGAGATTTGCTTGAGCTAAACAACCAAATAATAAAACATCTGAAATATTTTCAGTATACCAGTTGGTAGTATTAGTATTAGATAATGGGTTAATTTTTCCTTGATATCCTAGTTTTAAAGTATAAGCTTGATCTGGAGTAGGTGCTAAATATACTCGATCATCATCAAAATTAGAAAAATATTTAGGTTGACTTTGAAGAGAAGAATCAGGCCAATATTCTTGACAAAAAGCTAAAGTTTTTAATTCTAAATAACTTACATTAGAGCCTACTGTAATAGTTAAATAATTAAATAACATAGGCTCGATAGAAGTAGGAAGATTTACAAATCTATCTCCAGCTACTGCTGTAGTAGTTACGTTTTCATTAAATCCAATAGGGTCTATATCTCTTGATAAAGAATCAAAAGTATTATCTATAAAAGTATCTAATTGATTAGTAAAATCAGTTCCTGTATTTTCAGCCCATGTTTGTATATCAGTCTTTAGACTGTCGTATGTCATTGCCATCTTTAATTACCTCATCAACTTTAAATTTAGTCCAAACGTGTCCTGCAAATGGATAAGTTCCATAGTGCGTTAAAGGACTTTGAAGATCAGCATGTATCTTACCACCTATTTTTTGCCATAATCTACAAAAAGCATAATCCTCTGATAGATATCTATTACTTTTTTCATCAATAATACAGTCAAAAAATGCATAACAATTGTCACTACCATATCTTTTTCCATTAA